TTTAAAAGAATTAGCACATAAATTAGAAACTGAATATGTAATTAACAGACCATAAGGAGGGAAAAATGGCAAAATTAAAATTTTATAAAGACTTTATTAAAAGTCATCAAGGAAACAAATATCCAGAAAATATAGACCCAAATAAAGATTTTGGTCTTTATCCAAGATGTATGCTTTCAATGCAAATGTGCAACGAAAGAGAAGTAGAGTATTTACCTATGGAAGAGTTAGAGGGTTTGACTAAAGAGTATGAGGTTTATTTAAAGTGGCAATATTTTTCAGATCAGCCATATTTCAAAGTTGAAGCTAAAGTTACTTAGGAGGTAATATTGTTAAAAGCAAAAGTAATACCAATAAACTGGAAACGTATTGATGAAAAGACTTATCAATACGATAATATGGAAATTTCTAGCGTAGGCGATATTGAAACTGGCATTCCATTTCAAGTAAGAAATATGATGATAAAACGTGGGTATAATACACTTTATACCTCGTTTGATTGGGAAGATGTAATTAATTTTGTAGAAACAAGGGGTCAAAACTAGTAAAATAAACAAACTAATAGACTGGGAGGTTTATTATGAAGATACTTTTGACGCTAACACTGTTAGCAGTGGTCACTATGTTCGCCCATAACTGTCGCAGTGATGAGGTAAACTGTTTAGCCCTTAATATATACCACGAAGCACGAAATCAGCCTACAGTGGGCAAATTAGCAGTAGCAATGGTGACTTTAAATAGAGTTAAAGACGAAAGGTTTCCAAATACTGTATGTGACGTAGTTTTCCAAGGACATTACAGAAACAATCAGCCAATTAAACACAAATGCCAGTTTAGTTGGTGGTGCGATGGCAAATCAGACAAGCCAAAAGATTTGCAATCTTGGGAATATTCGTTACAGTTGGCTAAGTCTATACATGAAGGGCAATTAGATAATATAGATTTAGTAAAAGATGCCACACATTATCATGCAATTTATGTTAGACCTTATTGGGTTTACGCCAAACGTAAGATAAGGATAATTGCCGATCATGTCTTCTACAGTTGGGAAAAATAAATTTGATTTTTGCAAACGATGTGGAACTAGACTGAAACAAGTCCAAAAAAGATACGCCGCTAGGTGTTGTGCAGAATGTCTTGTTGCTGAAAATAGACCAAACTATGAATATTCTATGGCATGTAGAGAGGCTATGAACTCTGATAGCGATGAATCAGATGGGGGAAACGTATTTGAGGATGACCCAAAAGCAGTCAATGAAATAGAGTATGGCAAAGTTATAAAACAGTCAGTAGGTTATGTATATACAGAAAGTCCTATGGCTGAACCAATTGTAGATATAAAAAAATAATATTTGGCTTTTAGTTTATATCAGTTATTATAGTTGGCATGAATAGAGCATCATTTCCATCACTAATGACGAAAGGAAACAAAAAAATGTATGGCAAAAAGACCACTAATAAGAAAAAAACAATCAAGAAAAAAGGCAAGAAGTATGGAAAAAAGTAAAGATGTAGAGATTTTAGTTACTGGCGTCTCTATGTCTGGAGAGGTAAAACTAAATGAACACAATAGAACTACTGAAGAGGATAAAGAACAACCTACGAGAACAGAAATCTGCGATAGCAGAGAAGATGATTGAAGGTAGAGAAACAGACTTTCATTCATATCAAAAAGACGTTGGTATAGCTCAAGGACTTGAAGAAGCTTGTGTTATAATCGACAAAACATTAACTGACTTAGATCAAGGAGATGAATAAACATGTCTCATCAACATGACGTAGCGAAGCTATATACCGATGAAGAGTCAAAGGCTACAATCGGTTCCCACCAACTTCCAATACCTATGGGTTGGAAAATTCTAATACAACCAAACCAAGCCAAACAAAAAACCAAAAGTGGCATAATACTTCCAGAAAAAGCAAAAGAGAACGAAGCATATCTTACTGCTCATGGAACAGTTGCAGCTATTGGTGAGCTTGCTTACAGAGAAAGAGAAAGTGGAGCAAGTTGGCGTATCTATAATAAGCCAAAGGTAGGTGATAAGGTCACATATGGTAAATATGCTGGACAAAAACTTACAATCAATGGCGTTAGATTTCTTTTATTAAACGATGATGAAGTTACAAGCATTCTGCCTGAAGGCGTTGATGTAACTGCATACATATAATAGGAGGTTGTAATGGAAGAAAAAAATAGTGCAATCGAAGAGATTGAAAAAGAAATAGAAGAGACTAGGCGTAAAGCTCAGTCAGGTGACTTCGAAATAGAGATAGCTGAAGAAAAAGAAAATAAAGCTGAAGCTAAATCTGAAGAGAACGCTGAAGAGGTCGAGGAAGTTTCTGAAACTAAAGAAGAGAAAGACAGAAAGTATAGCGAAGCAGTACAAGCTAGGCTAAACAAAATGTCTGCTCAAAGGCGTCAAGCTGAAACAGAAGCTAAGAAGTATCAAGAAGAAGTTGCTCAATTACAATCTAGGTTAGCTAGATTGGAAAACACAAATGTTGAGCAACAAACTGCTAGAGCACAAAGTGAGTTTGAAAATCGTTACCAACTTACTAAACAAGCTCTACATAAAGCAGTTGAAGAAGGCGATACTGACGCTCAAGTTAATTTCTCAGAACAATTAGCTGACATGAGAGCAGCTATGAGAGTTAGCGAAATGCAAAAACAACTGAGGCAACAACAACAAACACAGTCGCCTACAGTTGGCAGAGCACAACAAGCTGCAGTTAATCCAGCACCCCCAAAAGCAATGAATTGGTGGCAACAAAACCAATGGTTTAATGCACAAGGGTATGAAAGAGAAACAGCAGCGGCTAGAGCCATAGATGTACAACTCGACTTGGAAGGGTTCGATAAGAACTCAGACGACTATTATAACCAATTAAATAGTCGTTTACAAAAGGTGTTTCCAGAGTTAGTATCAAGTAACGACCAAAGTACGAAGGGTAAGAGTAGAAAGATAGTAACACCAACTACGGGTGGCTCATCGTATAGAGGTAACAGGGTTCGAATGACACAGGATCAGTTACGAATGGCTAGAGAGCTTGGAATAAATGATGAAGCAAGTTTGAAAAAATACGCTTCAGAAATTCAGAAAAGTCAAAGGAGTTAATCATGGCTGAAAATAGAAATGTGAGAGCAAGCGAAACCCGAACTGGTGTACGAGACGAGGAGTCAAGACCTCAGACACATTGGACACCACCAGCATTGTTGGATGCACCAGAACCGAGACCTGGTTATGTTCAGCGATGGGTAGCTACCTCGATTCAGGGGAAGGACACACCTGATAACGTATTCAAGAGAATGCGAGAAGGGTGGGAAGCTCGCCCTGCTAGTACTGTGAAAAGTAAGTTGTTCCCAACTATTAATCATGGACAGTGGGAAGGTTGTATTGGAATTGAAGGCATGTTGTTATGCGAAATGCCTATAGAGAAGCATAAGCAGATGAAAGCTTACTACTCTAATAGGAACGTAGAACAAAATGAATCACTTGCAGGCGACCTCGATGCATTAGGGCAAAGAACTGGACAACGAATCTATCAAGAGAGGAAGAGTTCAGTTAGTGGTGGCAGACAATTGTCTGCTATGGAAGACTAACTATTAACTAGGAGATAAAAAATGGCAAATGTTGATGCTGCTTTTGGGTTTGTACCCGTACGTCATCTTAGTGGTAATGGTTACTCTCGTGCAAATGTATATACAATTACTTCGGGTTTAGCTGAGAACATCTTTACTGGTGATCTCTGCATAATCACTGCAGATGGTGTGGTAACACCTCATACTGCCACAGAAGTTAATAATATAGGCGTTTTCGCAGGAGTGTCATACACTGCTTCAGATGGCTCTTATGTTTATTCACAATACTGGCCGTCAGGAACTACTGCTACAGATATTAAAGCTTACGTTTATGACGATCCTTATACTGTGTTTAAAGTTCAATCTGCAGGAACCCCTGCTCAGACAAACATTGGTAACTGTGCTGATGTCATTGCTGGTGCTGGTTCCACAACCACTGGACAATCTGGATTTGAAATATCAGGAACTATGGCAGCCACTGCGGCTACTGCAAAGATCATAGCTCTATATGATGCTCCAGACAATGCCTTTGGTGCGAATGCAATCATGGAAGTTCTTATCAATGAGCACTTGCTCAAAGATAGTGCTGGAATATAAGGGAGATTTAAACAATGGCAATGAATAGAGCACAATTTGCAAAAATGCTTGAGCCTGGTTTGAATACCTTGTTCGGCTTAGAATATGATAGTTACCCACCAGAGTATGCTGCAGTATTTGAAAGCAACACATCTCAAAAAGCATTTGAAGAAGATGTATTGTTGACAGGTTTTGGAGCGGCTCCAACTAAAGACGAAGGTGCAAGCGTAAGTTACGATAGTGCATCACAACAGTGGACTGCTAGATATCAGCATGAAACTATTGCTTTAGCTTTCTCAGTTACTGAAGAAGCTGAAGAAGATGGTCTTTATGGGTCAATCGCATCTCGTTATACTAAAGCACTAGCTAGGTCTATGGCTTCTACTAAAGAAATCAAAGCGGCTAATGTTTTAAATAACGCAACTTCAACAAATGGTGGAGATGGTACTACACTTTTAAGTACAACTCACCCAACTCAAAATGGTAACCAAAGTAACACTTTAGCTACTGCAGCTGATTTATCAGAGACT